CAACCCCTCTTTCTAATGGACTATCATGAATAACCGTTATATTTTCTATATCTGAATATAAATAGTCATAACAACTAATACACAGGTCTATTTCAATTTCAGGATTATATTTTCTTATAGCTTTAACAAGAGGTTGTGAAAAATAGTGATCTCCATTATGGAAATGATTATACAATATTAATTTCATTTTAAAAATACTAATGGTTTCTTTAAATAAAGTATAATCTAAATAAATTAAGATATTAAATGCTAGAATAACTAGAAGTTGTATAATAACCCAAAAAACCAGAATAATTTCTACCACTATCTAGAACATAATCATCCGTCTTAAGAGTGATCATATCTTCTTTTAAAATGCTAGAATTGAAATTACGACATTTTTTCCATCCTACTTGTATATATAATTTAAAAGATATTTAGAAAGTGAATAAATCACGATATGTTAATTGAAATTTCAGAAGGAGAAACATTAGATCGTCTTAGTATTCTTCAAATTAAAAAAGCAAATATTACAGATGAAAGTATGTTGATTGAAATAGACAAAGAATTAAACCAATATGATAATATACAAAACATTAAAAATAAATATATTATTTATTATAAACTATTATATTATGTAAATCAAAAGATTTGGGATACAACTAATGAAATAAAAGAACTAATTATATATGATGAAAAATATGCAAGAATATCTTTTAATATTTTTGAATGGAATCAACAACGATTTCGTATGAAATATATTATTAATCGTTTAGAAAATGCAAATATTAAAGAGCAAAAAAGTTATTCAAAAAAGAGCATTATTTATTCCCACGATTATCATACTAGTTTTGAAGAACTTATGTCTATATTATTTTATTTATTATTATCATATGATAATGTACAGATTATTGAATCAGAATATATTGCCGAATATAAATTATCAATTCTATCATTATTACCATCGTTAGATATAATTACAAATATAAATGATAATAATATACAAATAATTCAGACAAATGAAATTAAATTAGTAAATAGTATGCAAGATTTTTATAAAAATCATTGTATTTGATAATATCTTCATTCTTAAGTAAAATACGTAACGTTTTATTTGATACATTTTACTCTGATATCTTTTATTAAGTTCCTATTCCATGACTAAGTAATATTTGTCTGGTAGAAAATAAATAAGATTCAATAAATGCAATAGATTTGTTATGAGAATATTCTTTTTTACATTTTTTTAGGTATTCTTTACTATTTTCCATACATTCTATAATTGGAGTTTTATATATGCAAATAGAATCATCATAAATATGTCGAAACATAAAACTATCTGAAATACCAATTGGTACATCAACTGATAATGCATAATCAATTGTACTTGATAATCCTCTGCCTTCCATTCTATCGTATAAAAATACATTAATTGTATTAGATTGCAGGAAATATAATAAATCATTATCATCTAAATAATTATTAATAATTAGAATCTGTATTTCAGGTTTTATTGGTATATTATTACATAATTTAGAAACATAATTTGCAGATATGTCACCATATGTTGCATAAGGAATAATTATTTTAATAATTGCTTCTGAAAATTGAGTATTTACATAGGATACAATTTTATCAAAACCTTTGTTTTTAAAACCAAATCCAAAAGACCCAATAATTGGAATATTTTTATCACTACCATATGATATAAATGACTTAATTTTTTCATCACTTGTATGTAATTCTATAGGAATATTATCGTATATTGGACGAGGAATATCTGATTGTGTATCAATACATTTATGAAAAAAAGTAGGATAGCATTCATGTAAAATTCCAATATTAATATTTTGTGATGAGATACTATTACGAGATAGCCATGGCATTGTAGATGCATGAAAATTATATAAAATAATATTGTATGAAGAAAAACTTATTTGTCTATATTCTTCTAGTGATCCAATTTCCATATAAAAAAATGTTACATTGTCTGATTTTTTCCATATATTGTATAATCTTACTCCATAATCATATATCTCACATTGTGATTTATGATTATTTAAAAACATAACATATATTGTCATAATTTATATTATATTTAAAATAATATTGTTTAAGTTATATTTAATATGTTTTAGTAACTTATTGTATTAGAAGTTCTAATACAATAAAATAAATTCATATAAAAAGACTTAAAAACATATGTTAGTATTTAATAAAATAATGAAAATCCTAATCTATGGTGCCAAAGGTTGGATTGGTTCACAATTTGTCGAAATTGTGAAGACATCTGGTGTTGATTATGTAGAAGGGCTCTCTAGAGTAGACAACGTCGTAACTTTAGAACAAGAAATTATCGTCACAAACCCAAGCCATATTGTATCTTTTATTGGACGTACACACGGTACGATTGGTGATAAGGTATATAATAGTATCGATTATCTAGAGAATAAAGGCAAATTAGTAGAAAATATTAGGGATAATCTGTTTTCTCCTATAATATTGGCCTTAATGTGTCAACGCTTGGGAATTCATTATTCGTATTTAGGCACCGGTTGTATATTTAATTACGACGAAACGCACGTTATTGGTAATCAAGAAACCGGTAGTGGATTCACAGAAGATGATATTCCGAACTTCTTTGGCTCTTCCTATTCGATATGCAAGGGCTTTACGGATCAATTAATGCATTTCTTCGATAGGCAAGTTTTAAATATTAGGATTAGAATGCCTATCACTGATAAAGTTAATGACAGTAATTTTATAACTAAGCTTACAAAGTATGAGAAGATTTGTTCTATTCCGAACTCTATAACTGTCTTGCCTGATTTACTTCCAAAAGTATTGGATATGATGCAAAATAAAGTGGTTGGAACAATTAATCTAACAAACCCAGGTGTAATTACACACAATGAAATCTTAGAAATGTTTAGAGATATTGTGGATCCTAATTTCAAATGGAAAAATTTCTCTTTGGAAGATCAGGAAAAAGTATTAAATAATGGTCGTTCTAATAATTTCCTGGACACTACGCGATTAGAAACGCTTTATCCGAATACAAAGAATATTAAAACTGTTATAAGGGAATATTTAATAAAATATAAAGAGAATTATAACAAATAAGGCTAATAACTATTGATCAAAAGAGTTGATTTCGTATAAATCTGTTATCTGTATAATTATTCAATGTTTCTAATCAATAAAATTAATTGACCACAAATATATTTTGACTGTTATTTCCAGAGTTTAAATTTTTCTAGAATATATTCGTATCACTTTCAACAAGAAAATTAACAATGTATCTTTGTTCATAAAGAGTCGTTTTTGATCACAACTTTTAAAAATTTATGAATTGCATTTACACTTACTTGATCAACAATTTACATATATGCTAATACATCATTTTTAATAATTTATTATCAAAAATAGTATTTTTAATGTTTGAAACGCAATTGTTGTGATTTACTAAAAAGATTTAAAATAAAATAAAATATTATATAAATATAAATGTTACAACATAAAAAAGTTTGGTACGCACCTAATAAAAAAGAAGCATACACTGATCTAGAAATTAAAGCAGTTATAGATTGTTTAAATGATGGCTGGTTAGCTGGATTTGGACCTAAAACTATTCAATTTGAAAAAGAAGTTTCTACATTATTTAGTAAAAAATATGGATTATTTGTTAATAGTGGTTCCTCTGCTATTTTACTTGGTTTAAATGCTCTCAATTTAGAACCTGGGACAGAAATCTTAACACCAGCTTGTACTTTTTCCACTACTGTAGCACCTATTTTACAATGTAATTTAAAACCTATTTTTTGTGATGTTGAGATCGGCACATATGTTCCTTCACCACAACAAGTTATAGAAAAAGTAACCGAAAATACTAAAGTTATTATACTTCCAAACCTTATAGGTTCTAAACCTGATTGGGCTGAAATAAGAAGATTAGTAGGTCCTAATATTATTTTATTTGAAGATTCAGCTGATACTATTACTTCTACAGAAGAAACTGATATCTCAATTACAAGTTTTTATTCAAGTCATTTAATAACTGCATGCGGTTCAGGTGGAATGGTTATGTTCAATGATAAAAAGCTACTTAAAAGAGCAACAATGTTCCGTGATTGGGGAAGGATTGGTGATAATTCAGAAGATATTAAAACTCGTTTTGAATATAATATTGATGGTATTCCATATGATTATAAATTCTTATATGGTGCGGTTGGTTATAATATGAAATCTTCTGAAGTAAATGCTGCTTTTGGACTTGTTCAAGTTTCAAGACTTGAAGAAATTACAGAGAAAAGAAGAAATATTTTTAATAAGTATATTGAAAATTTAAAAAATGTTAAAGAAATAGTTTTACCTATAAATAAATTTAATACTGATTATTTAGCAATTCCTTTTATGACAAAAGATCGCATGTCTTTATTAATCTTCTTAGAAGACAATAATATTCAAACTAGAGTATGTTTTTCAGGAAATATTACTAGACATCCAATTTATCGTCAATATTTAGAAGAATTTACTAATTCTGATAGAATTATGGCTGAAGGATTTTTGTTAGGTGCTCATCATGGTATGACAATTGAAGATTGTGATTATGTATGTGATAAAATAAAAGAATTTTTTAATTACCAATAAATTTTTATAACTTTAAGGATATAAAAATTATATTATGAATGAGCATAATTATTGTTGTGATACTACTCGTCCTTCATTTCTTCCATATTCATTGTAATGGTGTACTAATCCTAAAACATGCAAATGATTTAGTTCAGAATAGTAACTACCGTAAAATATAGGATCAAAATCTTCTCTTTCAGTAGATTTTATTGCCTCATTTAATTGTTGTTGTGATACTACTCGTCCCTCATTTCTTCCATATTCATTGTAATGGTGTACTAATCCTAAAACATGCAAATGATTTAGTTCAGAATAGTAACTACCGTAAAATATAGGATCAAAATCTTCTCTTTCAGTAGATTTTATTGCCTCATTTAATTGTTGTTGTGATACTACTCGTCCTTGATTTCTTCCATATTCATTATAATGTATAATTAAGTCCAAGTCATTCATATGATGTAAATCTCTATAATATTCTCGATAAAATGTACAATCAATGTTTTTATGTGCAGAAATAATATAATTAAATACTGTATTTTTATTACTGTCCCAATTACTTAAATCATTAATAAAACTCTTAATATAGTTTTCAATCATCCAATTTGTCATATCTGTAATTTGTTCTTTTAATAAATGTTTTGTATTTTTAGCATATTCAAGTTCTTCTGAACTATTACCATATGCAATACCATAAAAAGAATCTAAATTTTTATGTCTCATATATTCGTATAGATATGTCATTTTAAAATAATCTTTTTTCGAAACCCCATAGATTGGACAAATTATTGAAATACATCCGCATAAAGCAGCAATAATAGACAAAAAAGTTACTGGATCATATGATATGAAGTATTCGTATGTATTAAAAATATTAACATAATCATCTTGTAAAAGATGATATTTAATTTCAAAATCGTTTGTAGAATGTAACATTTTTATATGATTACCTACTTTTTTTCGAAAAGTAAAACAACCACCGTTTCTTGTTTGATTCAAATTTTGCATTTTAGGATTTACATACATAACTGTTAAATATTTAACATCTAACAATTGATTGATAATATCTATTTCACTGTTAAAAAAATATATTAATTCATTATTTCCCCAACTTAAGTATCTGTTATAAGGAACATTTTGTCCTAATTTACTTAACATCCATCTAACTACATATTTAGCATTTAATGGATTTCCTACAATTCCTTCACAATATATAACTATTATATTTTCCATATTCATATTGTTAATTTCTGCAGTAGTAATAAAATTGTTATAGAAATTATTTTTCGCGTTATTATCATAAACATTACATATTTTTACATTTAATCCTAAATTATCTAAAATACTTGCCAAATAATACTGTACTACCGCACCTCCATCATTCTCTTTAATAACAGTATGAGGATAAATAACAATATTTTTATCTAAAATTAACATTTATATATTAAATATAATATTTTTAAATGAGAATTTTAATCACAGGAGGAAATGGAAATATAGCAAAAATGATAAAAGATAATTTAAACTCAGAACTTTACCAAATAACAAACTTAACACGTACAGAATTAAATGTTTTAGATCAAATTGCTATTAAAAGTTACTTAGATAAAAACAACTTTGATATATTGGTTCATAGTGCTATAATAGGAGGTAGAAGAACAAAAGAAGAAACTAGCGAAGTTGTATATTTAAATTTACTAATGTTAGAGAATTTACTACACTTTGCAGACAAATTTAAAATGATTATTAATTTTGATTCAGCAGCAATTTATGATCGTTCAACTGATATTTTAAACAGAAAAGAAGAAGATCTATATAATGTACCAACTGATTATTATGGTTTTTCTAAATATCTTATATATCAAAGATCTTTACCTTATCTGAATATGTATAATTTTAGAATTTTTAATATTTTTCATATCAATGAAGAACCTGATAGATTTATTAAAAGTTGCTTTCTCACAAAAAAGAAAAGCGATGAAAATAGCTTTGTTACAATTTTTGAAGATAAATATTTTGATTTTATGTATGAAGATGATTTTGTAAAAATAATTAAATTCTATTTTGATCACATAGAAAAACAGTCAGTGTTAGAGAAAACTATTAATATATGTTATAATACAAAATATAAATTATCAGATATAGCCTATTTGATTATAGGAGATTATGATAAAATGAAAATTATTAAAAAAGACTCTGATAAAAACTATTGCGGAGATAACCAAAAATTAAACCAAATTAATATTGAATTTTTAGGATTAGAAAAAAGTCTTGCCATCTATGATTCTAAATTCATTGATTAAATAAGTTAATTTATTTCGTAAAGTAAGACACATAATATATGTATGACAAAGATAATGATTTATAAAAACAACACATTTTGTGTGTTGTTTTTAATCACCTGGTTTGAGGACATTTGGATAAAATATACTAGCAATAGATCTTTTACTATAGATATTTACTTCATACTCTGTGAATTCCATATACTTTCTATTTATGTTAACGTTAAATAATTGTTTGATACAAATATGTCAAACCATTTTATAGAATCAGACTCAATTTTCATTCAAATCTGAATTTAATTCATTGTCGTCTATATATGGAAACATAAATTCTAATGATTTTTTATCACCTTTTGATTGAACTCTCGGAATAATTAATTGATTTTCACACATATTTATATGACATAAACACGGCCCATCATAATTCATTACATTGTTTATTATACCTATTTCATTACTATTATTTATACTAAATGTTTTTAAACCATAACTCTCTGATATTTTACAAAAATCGGGTGAACTAACACCTGAATTTTGTGTCGAAGCAACATAATTTTCATTAAATAAATTACATTGCATTAATTTAATTGCTAAATAACCATTATTATTAAATAAAAATATTTTTAAAGGTATTTTATAATAAATAACAGTTTGCAATTCTTGTAAATTCATTTGAAACCCTCCATCACCCACAATAAGGATAATATCTCTCTTATTATCCGCAATATAAGCACCTATTGAGCCCGGTAATCCGTATCCCATAGAACATTGACCAGCTGATGTAAATAATCGTGTATTTTCTTTATCTAGAAAAAGTGATTGAAATATACTAAATGAAGAAGAACCTGTATCTGTAACAATAGTTGTATGTGGTTTTAAAGCAATTGATAAATATTTAGATACAAAATATGAACTTACATCCTTTGATAGATTTGCATAACTATCATTGTATGTTGGATACTTGTTTTTCCAAAATTGGAGTTTATTTATCCATTTTTGTCTTATTGTATTTAAAAATGTATATGTATTCATATTAATTAAAAATGTTAATAAATTATCGTTAATTTTCAAGTCAATATCTATAGTTTTTTTGTTAAGTTCATTATTATCAATATCAACCATTATTTTATACGATTCCTTTGAAAAATTAGTATAATCATAACCAATTTGTGTTATAGTTAGTCGACATCCAAGTATAATTAATAAATCGCATTTTTGTATTGCAAAATTAGAAAATCTTTCACCAAGTATACCAATATTTCCAAAATATAATTCATTATTATGGCTTAGTATATCTTTTCCTAACCACGATGAAACGACTGGAATATTTGCTTTTTTTACTATTTCCTTAAATATGTTTTCTGTTTTAGAAAGCCAAATCCCGTTACCAATTAAAAATAAAGGTTTTTTTGCTTCATTTATTTTATTTAATATAAAATCATAATCCGTTTTAATGGATACTTCTTGAATCATTTCATTTTCAATGAAATTGGAATCATCAATAGTACTATTTTGAACATTAAGTAGTATTTCTACCCATACAGGAGCCATTCGTTTTGATACACATTTTTCATATGCGGTATGAAGTACTTTTATCACATCTTCACAATTTTTAATACTATACGCATAATTTGTAAATGATTTTACAATAGGTATTATATTTAACTCTTGTACACCTAATTGTCTTAATGGTAATTCTTGACTATCAATATTTTGTTCATATGGTACATTTCCAGAAATAATAAATATTGGAATACTATCTTGAAATGCCCCAATTACCCCTGTAAGTGTATTTGATGCGCCAGGCCCATTTGTTATTAACAAACAACATGGTTTTCTCGATATTCTATAATATGCATCTGCAGCCATAGCAGCAGACTGTTCGTGACAAAAACAATAATATTTTAGATTATATTTAGTAATAGAGTTTAATATGGGACCAATAAATCCTCCAGATAATGTAAAAATTGTGTCAATATTTTTTTTAATTAAAAATTCAATCACATAGTCACTTACTTTTATCATTTTATATATAGATACTAGCTTTTTAATTTAAAATAAAAACGTATTAATTTTTTTTAGAGAAAAATCATAATAATTTCAAATATATGTCGTGTCTATTTTTCAAAAAGCTTATAATAATACTTTTGTGAGTATTATTACAATATGCTAGTATTTTCATTCTAAAATAGAAACTCGCAATTTAAACGTTTTATTAATTCTTCTTTGATAAAAATTCTTAACTCATTTTCATTCTGATAACTTAGAGTGGGTGGAATTATCAATACATCTATATTATGTTTTTTACACAATTCTAATTTTAATTTATCACGTTCTTGTTGTCTTTCAAAATCGCTAGGTCCATTTGTATGAAAAAAAGGAATATATTCATCGTGTTGTTTTCCTTGATACTCGAATGCTAATTTTAGATCTTCACAAACACCATCTAACTCTAAATTATATCCTGTTATGTTTTTTAACCAATCTGGTCTAATACTTGGAAATCTTAAACCGATATATTCTTCTAATATTTCTCTGCATAATTTTTCCGAACGACTCTTAGAACAATAAGGACACCAAGAATAACCTTGCTTAACACTGTTAAAAACAGCAGACCAGGTATGACCTTCTTTACATTTCCATTCCATATGAGTTTGATTATTAATATATTCTGTTGATAAACATTCACCACCTCTGCTAATAGCCAATTCTTGACATTCTTCTAAAGTTAATTTTTCATTTCCTGAACAAGTATGACACCAAGAACCACCGTTCTTAACATTACCAAATTTAGCAAACCAAGTATGACCTTCTTTACATTTCCATTGCATATTAGTTTCAGAGTTAATATATTCTGTTGATAAACATTCACCACCTCTGCTAATAGCCAATTTTTGACATTCTTCCAAACTTAATTTAGCAGTTACTGAACACGTAGGACACCAAGAACCACCGTTCTTAACATTACCAAATTTAGCAAACCAAGTATGATTTTTTTCGCATTTCCATTCCATAAGTGTTTCTTTATTTTTATATTCTGTTGATAAACATTCTCCACCTCTGCTAATAGCCAATTGTTGACATTCTTCTAAAGTTAATTTAGCATTACCTGAACAAATAAGACACCAATTACCTCCATTTTTAACCGCGTCAAAAGTAGCAGACCAAGTATGATTTTCTTCACATTTCCATTCCATATAAACACGAGCATTAATATATTCTGTTGATAAACATTCACCACCTTTACTAATAGCAAATTCTTGACATTCCTTCAAAGTTAATTTAACATTTCTTGCACAAAATGGGCACATCTGCCTTTTTTAATATTTTTGAAAGTAGCAGGCCAAGACGGATGACTTTCTTCTTTACATTTCCATTGCATATGTGTGATTGTGTTAATATATTCTGTTGATAAACATTTACCACCTCTGTTGATAGCCAAGTCTTGACATTCTTTCAAAGTTAGCATTTTACAAAATTATTATAATCAAATAATTTTATTTCAATTTTAAAAAAGTTTATAATAATACTTTGTGAGTATTATTACATAAGTATATATTAAGTTGTTTAATTTTACTTCACTTTTTTGTCTTTGTTGCTCTGCGTTTTTTTGCAACCGCTTCTTCCTGTTCAATTTCTTGAAGCCACTTTTCGTAACCATTTTCAAATTGTTCAAGTTCGGAAAGCCATATATCCTTTTCACTCTTAGATTTTAATTTATCCAATTTTTCTTTCAAAGACATAATATCATTATTAAGTTGTTTAATCTTATCAGCTGTAAATGTTCTAACTTGCATTCGAAGAAGATAATCATAACCTCCTTCACCTTCAGTCTTTTTTGGATCCTCATCATAACCTCGTACTGTTAACACTTTGATAATATCAATTTCTTTCTCATTCATAATAGATATAGTCTTACTTACAACTTCTGATACAAATCTTTCTTTATTTCCAAGATACCGAATCTCTTTATCTAATGCGTCAAGTTGATGTCTTTTTCTCTTTTCGTAATAGTCAAGCCGAACTCTACAAAAATTGTCTAAAATTGAGTCTACAGTGTCATGTTTCTTTATCTGTAATTTTTCATTGAACATTACCATATTGGATGTGTAAAGATAGCTGTGTAGCTTTAAACTGTCCAAATCGCATCTAAAATCATCTACTTCTGTGAGTACAAAATGAACTTTTTTTGTTGATGAATAATTTGATACAGTCTTGAGTTTCTTATCTGCTTTTAAATCTTCACAAAATTCTGCAAAATTAGAAGTCCACAAAGAAACAGGTAATTCTTTAACTTCAATAGCACCTTTCTTTCCTTCCTCAACAATTCCATATGAAATAAACCTATTTTCACCATTCTTCTCTATATCTCCTATAAATCCACGATACCAAGGTGTAAATTCAGGAAACATGCTAACAATATTTGTCGGATCATCAGGATCAGACACTAAAACTTCACCATCATTTTCTAAGTAAATTTTAATAGCTTCTACCATATCAAGAGGATTGTACAAAGGCACTTTACACGAGAAACCTGTTCCTATTCCAGCTGAACATCCATTAATCAACATCATTGGAATAATAGGAACGTAAAATTCTGGCTCAATAAAATTACCACCGTCATCGCGCACATATGTTAAAATATCTTCGTCTTCTTCTCTAAAAATAAGTTCTGTTAGTGCATCCATCTTTGTAAAAATATACCTACCATTTGCCGAGTCAGACCCCCCTTCTAGCCTCGTCCCAAACATACCGTCACGATACAAAAGAGGTATATTATTTGAACCTGGAAATTCTTGTGCCATACCAATAATGGTTTCAAGCAGATTATTCTCTCCATGGTGATAATCAGAATGTTCAGCTGTATAACCAGCTAGCTGTGCTACCTTGAGAGATTTTGCAGAGTACTTCAAATTTCTTTTCTTTACAGCGTATAAAATTTTTCGTTGTGATTCTTTCAAACCATCAATTCCATTTGGAATGCTTCTCGCACAATCCGCGTGTGAGAATTTGATAAGTTCTCCATTGATAAAATTTGTAATACTCATTGAAGTTGTCTTTCCTTGATCATCAAGAGAAAAAGTGTAAGCTTCTGGATTATATTGTTCAAGCCAAATTTTTCGGGTATCTGCACTTTTCTTGTGAAATGCTTTCACCATACTTGCTAAAGATTGGTCATCATTGACAAATTCTACCATTTTCAAACCAAAAGTATCAGGAACATCTTCTGCTTTTGTAGTACCGAGTCCCTTATAATACTTGACATTCAATTTACTAGTTTGTTCGCCAAGAAAATTATGAAATCTGCGTTCATCGTAAAATAACAAGTCACCAGTCTTTTTGATTACACGAGCTATAGGTGTTTTCATACTTACAATAAAGGGTTGATCTCTTTGCAAAAGGGTAGGATAAAGAGAATGGAAGAAGTTAAGGATGAGCCCTTCAATATGCACTCCGTCAACATCCGCATCTGCAACTACTGATACTCTCCCATATGCAAGTTTCTTAAAATTACTTTCATCTTTGTAATCTACACCAAGTTTCAACTCAAGAGCGTGTATTAAAGAACAAATAACTTTGTTTGCAGAAATAGTTGCTACTGGCTTATCTCTCACATTTAGCAACTTTCCTCGTACAGGTAAAATACCGTTCCAGTCACGACCAGATTTTCCATACAGACCCTCTTCAATCCCAGCTACTACGTATGTCTTTGCTGAAAGACCTTCTGTGATAAAAAGAGTACACTGTATACTGTCTTTCGTACCTGACTTGTTTGCTCGATCGTATCCTTCAATTTTTGTCTTTTTAGAAACTTTTTCGGCTTTCTTAAGTACTACTAGTTCTTTTGCACGAATAATATCTTCTATATTATCCATAATCGACCATTTGCAAATTTCCGCAATATGTGTTTTCTTAACAACAGCTTCTACAGCGGGAGATTCTAGCTTATTCTTGTCTTGTCCATCAAATTCTGGTCTAACAACTGTAGATACGACAAACAATCTAAAGAACTGACGAACATCAGTAATATTAATTTTAGGTGTTTTACTCTTTGCACTGTTTCCGTTAAATTTGTCTACAATTGGCCTAAATAATGCTTCTGCCCAAGAATCTACATGCTGTCCTCCTAAACGAGTGTATACACCATTAACAAAAGAAATTGTTTGATATTCTTTTGATGGCGTAATCAAAACTTCTGCATCCTTTATCTTAATGAGAAGAGACTCCTCTGTAGGCGTATCATAAAGAGCAGAATATTGAGTAAGTGTTTTTACAGGAATAAGTTCATCATTAAAATATACTTCTACTTTAGATAACATCGATGCGTCAATAATGTACCGAGAATACAAACGAATAATATCTTCTGTGTAACCTTTGTTTAGAGCAAAATGTTCAAAGTCAGGAGTCCAAGATACTTCTGTATAACCTAGTTTACAGTTCGTTTCTTTGATAATTTCTGGGCCAGATGTATCTCTCATATTTCTAGTCCATGTTTGAAAAAGTGTTTTTTTTGCTTTCGGGTCAAAACCTTTTACTGTAAATTTTGTTGAAAAAACATTTGTCAACTTGATACCAAGACCATTACGACCTGATACAACACGTTCTTCCTCATCTTCATAATTTGATCCCGTTAAAAGTTGCCCAAAGATCATGCTATGATTATAGCAATCCTGTTCCGCATCTTTTTCGATAGGTACAACATCTCCGTCATTCCAAATAGAAGTTTCTCCTGTAACAGAATTGATAGATATCTTAATCTTTGTACACGGAGTCTTTGTTTTACGGCTTCTTTCCACATTATCGATAGCATTTGATAAAGCTTCGACAAATATACGCAAAATAGCGGGTGATGTAGAAATTTCTTTTTGATAAATTCGCCAACCATCGTTTGTTTTATCGGCTACAAATTCACTTATACTACGTGGACGTATCGATCCAACATACATATCTGGTCTGAGAAGAATATGCTCAATTTGATCTTTTTTCTGATAACGTTTTTTATCAACAACAACAGTCTTTGGAGGCATTTTTATTTAATATTAAAAATCATCCTTTTTAATATCAATTTTATTTTTATAATTTACATCTTTTTGTCTATATATTGTTCATCAAAATATTTATGAATTCATCTTGAAAAGTAGAATCTTCTATATCCGAACACTCAATTTTTACATTATCATTCGATTCTATTAACTCACTTATCCTTTCTTTTACTGAATCAAATATCATCTTTGTCAAAATCTTTCCACCATAATCTGTTATTATATCACCTCTTATATCCTTATACTTTATAAATGTAGGATTTGAACAATCTTCTTCAATAAGTCGATCATTTAAAGGATAACATAAAGCGTAATCAGCAAATCCTTCTGGACCTCTTAATATATGTTCTATTGTTAAGAACTTTGCATTTTCTATTAACCACTCTTCTGTGATTACCAAATCATTTAGTTTATCAGATGATGTAATAAGTGGTCTGGCGCAATTCTTTCCTGTGAGTTTTGCCATTGTTCTATTGAACAAACCTGGTTTTGTTTCTAGTTCTCTGATAGAACTCTCATTCATAACAATATCTTTATAAGCAGTTGGATTTTTTACACATTCTTCTGATGCAAATTTACTAGCTTTTCTCTTAAGAGGTAAATGTACTCTCTCTATCAAATGAACATTTTTATAATCAACAACGTGTTCACCGTTAACATCAATGTGATGAAATGTACCACGTTCTGTGTCGGTACACACTATCTGAGATTTGCCATCTGAATCTGTAGAAAGATACTTGTGTATAACTTGAGCTGCACCTTTTTGACCTTCATAAAAATAATTTTTTGTATATTTTTCATCGATTATACTCTCAACACGAGCCTGAGATAAATCAAGAGGAGTAAGATTTGAAATCATCAAATTGTTCTGAATGTTTTTAGTACTTGTTTTCTGGTAAGTCGGATGTTTTGCTATATGTTCAAATGCTGCTTTATATATAGAACTAATTTCTTTTTCTTTTTCTTCCGCTTTCTCAATTTTCAATTTAGCAATTTCTTCAGCTTTATCAAGCTTTAATTTAGCAATTTCTTTGATAAGAAACTCATTTTTTTTCTTACATATTGCATCATGTCTGCTAAAACTCCTAGATGAAAATTTTTTATCACAAAAATTACATGTGATTAAAGATACTACAATTTCTTTAGAATTTTTAGATTCTTGTATTTTTAAACAATATTTTGCTTGTGTCTGATGGCTACTTAATTGATATTTGGTTTTGAACTGATTGTTGCAAAACGGACAGGTTAACTCTTTCACCTTCTCTTTATCATCTGCAAGAGCAAGAGCTTTCGTTTCTTGTATTTTCAGACAATATTTGGTTTTCTTTTGGTGCTGTTTCAGCATTTGAGTATTTCCAAACATATTATTACAAAACTGGCATTGTTCCATTTTTTTTATTTATTCATTTGTTTTTTAAACGAAATATTTCGTTTTTATTTACAAAAAAATATCAGTTTTTCTGATAAAATAAAAATTGTCCGAAATTGTCCGAAATTGTCCGAAAAATAATGAAAATAGTCACTATTTTCTGATTAAAGTGACTTTTCGAAAAATTTCTAATTTGTGTGTGTGTGTAAGACTTTTTTAAAAAGCCATTTTTCCAAAAAAAAGATTTTTCCTCCTCCGTTTTCAAAAAAGTCGGAGGAGGAAAAATCTTTTTCTTTTTTCTTTTGTTTTCTAAATAATTTGAAAAATTCGTAGAAAATTTCCTTTGGATTATCTTTTTTATTTTCCTCCTCCTCCGCCTCCGCCTTTTCTTTAGTTCTAAAGAAAAGTCTTGATTTCAAAAAAATAAAAGTAAGTAAGTCCGCTTTTATTTTTATATAGTATGAAACATGCTTTTACAAATCTAACAAAACGGTAAAAAAGGAAATACCTTTTATTTTATAACCTAGTATTCGAATATTATTTAGTGTTTGTACACCTTTAATTTTATATAAAACAATATCGGTAGAGTTAACATAACCATAAAGATTAAATTCATACCGATTTTTTGAATCTTTTGCATCATAACCGGGATTATATCCTGATTCAAACCAAGTTTCTGCAATCGCAAAAGCTTTTTCTAAAGTTGTGGTGTTTTGTGCCAAAAAAAAGGTATTATTATCTACTAATTGGTTTTGAAAAAAGTAAGGCAATTGTAATTCTTCTTGTACAGAATTATTAATTCGATTATTATGTTTCTTTTCTAAATTCCATTTTTCTACAGAATCATCACCGTTTAATATAACTTGTTGTGGATGTTGATCAAAATCTGTTACATCAATGTAAAAATTTTCAATAATTTTTTTTTCATGATATTTTTCTATTTTCTTTCCAAAAGAACGTAAAGATAATCTAAGTGTGTAAAGTAATCTTTTTAAAGTTTCTTCTGATTTAACTACTAACTTATTATCATTCATCACACAACTTTGCTCATTAAAAATATTACTTACTTTTTTGTATTTAAATTTTTTGTCTATTTTTATTTTTTCTCGTGCAAAATCGTTAATTGTGTCTGGATCCGATAATAATCGTCTAGGATCTTCTTTTAAGTATCTTGAAAATAACCAAAACATATATTCAATAATACAACGAGTTAATTGTTTGTATTTATTATGTTTTTCTAACACTGATACCGATTTTGTCGGATAATTCTCAACTTGATCTATTGTTGTCAAATCTTCAAATTTTTCATCATCAAGAACTGGAATTGATACTTTTATATTACCAAAATTAAAGTACAGTTCTTTTAATACATCATTAACTACACGTTGTCCTGTTAATACCATACTATTATCATTTGCAAAATCAATCGCTACTTCGTTTGGAATTGTTGTCGCAATCCAACCTTTTTCTTCGATAATTGGAAAAGGCTGAATTGGTTCGGTAAGTAACGTTCCAATAACACCTTTAAATTTAAATTTTAACATTCTACATTTACCGTAAGAATCAATTCCTTGATAAAAAAATAAATCAGAAACATTTACATCTTCTGGGAGTAACGATTGTTTAATTTCAATATTAAGTACGTACGTTTGACACATACGATTAAAAATTTTTCTAACTCCTTTAGAAATTTTAGAATTATAAGGAAGTGCATATGTCAAATCTTTTTTATCCGTTTTTTTCCATTTTATAATTAATTCACAATGTACACCTTCATAGATTCCTTTATCAGCATTGCTACCAATATGTTCGTATATGAAAATACAATTTGCGTTTCGTTTATTTTTATAATACGCTTGTGTATGACGAGGAATAATAAGTTCTCCATCTTCGTTTGTTCGATTAAAAACAAATATATTACAATTAAAATATTGCTCCAAAAGAGATGTAAAGAGACTCGGGTTCATATAGACTTCTGGATTTCTTATAATATTAATAATTTCTTCTGTTGTGTAATCGTACATTTCTTGTCTGCATAAAGCTGCGTTTTCTGGAGTAGCCATTTTTTCTCTTTCTTCAATCAATCGTTTTTCAGTATCATCAGATTCTAAAATATCAGTGTCCATAGCTTCCATTACACATTGCAAAAAAGAACTATTTCCATTATACATACCTTTTCTAACATAAGTATATTCCTGATCATAATCAAAAATTTCAAAAAGTTTTTTTATATTATCTGGCAATGTACCATACGAGTCTTGATTTGCAAATCGTTTTGTTTTTATTAAATCTTGTTGTTCAGCTTTTTTTTCAGGTAATTTTTCTCCAAATTCATAATGTCGTAAAATGCTACCACAATCTTTTTTATTATGTGTTTTTTGATAACAACAAGGTAAATAAGGAACCACATCCTTATTTTCTAACGGATTATCACGTAATCCAGGAAATTTAGCAACAGGATCTTTACAAATATATTTACGTGATGGAAAATTTTGAGTACTTTCTGTTTCTTTTGGATATGTCATTATTTCATAACCATCTTTTAACGCTTTCTCTAATTCTTCATCATCATCAATTATTGTTGGTGCTTGTGGACACCTTTGAGGATATCCTGTCACAAATACTTCGGGTGCGATGTCTTTAATTGTTAATTTGGTACGTGTTTGCGTTTTAGATTGTTTGATTTTACCAAAATCTTTGATGTATTCACTGTAAAAATCAACTATTGTTTGATATTCTTGATCATATACAATCATTAATTTTGAAAATAATTCTTGAAACGCTTCTACTGCATTTATGTTCTCAGCAGATGTAATTTTAACACGAATATAGTAAGTTCCTTGTTTAAATTCAGCTTTATTTTTACCTCTTAATTCTGGATCGTTTCTTTCGGCTATTTTTTCTGTTAAATTAGCCGTTAAATTACCTATTTTAGGATTATAAAAATGAATATATACACTTTCTTTCTTTTTACTAGCCTTATCACTTTCATTTATCGACATTAACGAAGAAAATGTCGGATTGTTCATAATAAGATCAGCTATAACGTATTTATTCATATTGTGATTGGGAAAGTAAAAAGAACCATTTACGCGAGTTTCTGTAATATTTGTTGCAAATATAGACCCTAAATTAGTAATTGTATTTAAAAATCTTGAAATTAGTTCTTTTTGAGATAAATATTTACCGTTTGCACTTATAAATGTTTTCATAGTTACCTTTGCAGTCTCTTCACCTTCTTCACCTTCAACAGAAACGAAAGTA